TACCCCTTCATGCTTATATGTGTAATATAAATTTTTATATCCTCTATCTATAGCAGGTTGTATTGCTGCCCAACCTATATTTGCATTTTCAATTACAAGTAGAGCTTCATTATATTCCGTTGCTATATTAACTAGCATGTTACCAAACTCTTTAACACCTAACTGTCCTTTGAATTCCGCAACTTGCTCTACTGTTTCAATATCTATAACGTGAAATGTAGAGTAGTCGGCTCCATCCCCTCTTGCAACATCGGCAACTATCATATAATCTTTAGTATAGTCAGCATACTTCCATACCCATAGTCCGTTTTCTTTACCTCTCTTCTCAACAGGATCGCAACAATTATTATTGCGATACCATTCCAGTAACTCACCTGGTACAACAGTATTACCAGAACTAATAAAGTCACAATCACATTCTTGAGCTGCTTGATCAGCACCAAGTATTATATCTTGCTCATCTCTCCAAGTTTGGTTTCTTTCAGGGTGAACTGTCCAGTGAAGCTTTATGGTATTAAATTTATTTTCTCCTGCTTCAGCTCTAACCCAAGTCTTGTGAAACCAATTACCGACACCGTTAGGTGTAGATAGTGCTATACATTGACCACCTGTTGCTAATGTTTGTTGAGCTGAAGTCCATATCTCATCTATACCGTCAATAAAAGCAGCCTCATCAATGATAAGTAATGATAGTGCTTCTGAACGACCTGCATCAGGAGATGATGATACTGCTTTAACTTGTGAACCGTTAGCTAAACGTAAACTAAGCTTGTTATCTTCTGTACACTTTCCTTTTAACCAGCTTGGTAAGTTTTCATGCATAACACGAATTTTAGTAACTAGATTTTTAGCTGTCTCTTGCTTAATAGCAATAACTAATACGTTAAAATCAGAATTGAACAACATTGACCATAAAGAATATCCTGCAGTTAATGTTGATATACCTAGCTGTCGGGATTTAAGAATAACATTATAATCATGATCGTTAAAAATATTCAATGCTTTTTCTTGAAAAGGATAAAGATTAAAAATAATCTTACCTCTCGTAGGATGCTGTATCTTGCAATACTTACGCATAAAGTGTACTGGATCTTTAGCACACTTAACATATTCTTCTTGAACTATTTGTTTTAAATCTTTAGCCATATAACCACTTTATCTTATCTTTTTCTTTTCTCTAAAGAACGACCTCCGAAATAAGCACCGATAACTGTAATTAACACTAATTGTAGTAAGTCTACCCACTTATCTTCTACTTCAAATGCTATTGTACCAGCATCAATAAAAATCATAAGAACAGTACAAACAACTAAAAATATAAGTACCATAGGTCTTACGTTTTTAGATAGCCATGAATCTGAATTCATATCAGCTTTCCACCTATCAGTAACGTTACGTTGCATTTCAGCTTCATGATTAAGTATTAACTCTTCTAACTTTCGTTTAGCTTCTAACTTTTCTGCTTTAGTAGTAGTCAGATTGTCTAATACACCACCAACAGAATCTACCAGCTTATCAGCACCACCAGCAAATATTTTTGTTAGTATACTCATTAGTTATCCTTTTTAAGGCTTTTATATAAACGTTTAGCAGTTTGATATACTTTAGAGCCTTTACCATATTTAAGTGCTGTACGTAATTTTATCTTATTACCGGTACTAGGATTTTCTATTCGCTTATCACCATGTGTTTTTCTTACATCTACTTCTTCTAAACCATCTACTGGCTCTTGATATAAAGCTTGTTGAAATTTAAGTTCTTGCTTTTGAACTATCTTATGCATTTTAATTAATGCTTGTTTAAGTTTTTCTTTTTTCTTAGAATCTTTTTCTGCAACAAATGCTTTACGTAATTCCTGTTGCTTAAGCTGTATATCTTTTAATGCTTCTACAGCTTTAGAAAATCTTTTTGTCATAGATGCTTCTAGTACTTTAACTATCTCTTCATCAATAATATTATTAAGTTGTGCTTTTTTCATTTTAGTTCCACCATATTAGTTTTGCAATTATACCTATTAAAGCTACCCATATAGACCATAAAGTACGTTGTGCAGTTTTTCTAAACTGTGTATTACGATTTACTCTAGCTATAGCTCCTTTATCTGGACCAAGAAGGGTTCGTTTTATCATTGATAAATCTTCTTGCATTTTAACTTGTGTTTCTTTAACATATTCGATATCTTGCTTTACAAGTTGTATATCAGTATGAAGTTGTTCATTAGTTAATCTAGCCATTCTTTTCCTTTTTATCAGCTATTACCTTATCTAATTTTTCATTAAACTCTTTATCTATATCTTGATTAGATTGACCACCAGACCATTCCTCAATATGTCCCGCTTCTGATATAAATGATTCAGAATCTCTAGATCCTAACCAATCATCATATTCTTTTTTTACATTTGTAATAAATGCATCAAAATTACGTTGATCAAACTCTTTAAGAAATTGTTCATATGTACCGTTAGCTCGCATCTCATTTTGCCACGACGATACACAGTTAAAACACATTCCAAATCTTTTAAACATCTGTTTGTGAGCTGGATGAGACATTGATGTACTACATTCAGGACATTGTAGAGGTACTCTATTAATTTTACGGACGCTATCTAATTTATTTATAGTTCGCTTGATACCTCTTTTTATAGTCCAAGTTTTACCACCTTCTTCCCAAATATCACCTTCTGCACGTTCTATATGTTTAGTAGTATATCCTGAACGAATATGTACCCCTTTATTATAGTTACCGGTAGCTAGATTACGCATACGCTGAACTTTATTTTCTTTTATACCCTTTTTCATTAGAACGTCATCATCCCTGCTATTTGATTTATTGGACCGAAAGCTCCTGTAAGCTTATATGTTTTACCTTTATAAACAAATACTAAACCTTCAGATGGTACTATTGCTTTCCATCCACCTAACTTATTAAGTTTATTAAGTTGTTGTCCTAATCTATTAAGTTTTTTAAGATCACCACCTCTACGTACATCACTAATAGCTTTTGATACTTGCTTCTTAACATGTTGTACGGCCTTATCAGGACTAGCCGCTAAAAAGTTCTCTACATTTTTAAGAACTTCTACACCTAATTCAAAGAATAATAATTCAAATGGTAACATATTCTTCTTAACTTGATCCGCGTGCTTTATTTTATCAAATTCCTTAGCTTTAGCTAACAATTTCTCATCTGCAATATTCTTTTTATCTAACCTGAAAGATTTATCAAAGAAAGCCCAACGCTTAACTAAACCCATTTTAATGGAATTATCAACCATACCGAATTTTTTATCTACAAAATCTTCCCACCAAGCTTGATGATACTTACCAAAAGAATCAGTATCTCTCATATTGTATTTAGACATAAGTATATTTAATTTACCTACAAAGTAAGGTATTTTTTCACCAAAATCCTGATGTTTTTTAAGTTTAAGAATATGTGGTCCAATAATTTTAAAATTCTTTTGAATATTAGCATCTACCTGCTTTATCATTCCTGCTAATATTCTAGCACCATCGTTTACTGTACCTACTGGTGCACCTTTGTCATATTTTAGTACACCATGGAATTGAATTCTAGGTGCATCATAATATATAACGTTAGTAGTTGCTGGGTAAATTATTTCCATATTCATATAATTATTACCGTCACCGAAAATTTTAGTTCTTTGCTTTTCTGTTAATTTACCTATCGCTTTTTCTAAATCTTTAAATGCAGATACAAATGCTTTCTCTATATTACCTCTACCTTTCCATTTAGCTGCATATGCTTTAGCATCCATACCACCACGTTTAATATCACCATTATTACGAGCAGCACGTAAACCGTTATTCCAGGTTATAAATAAATTTTGCCCATCTGTTTTTTCAGTAGCTGATTGCTCTACGTTTAGATTACCTTGAAGCGATATGTTTATCATATTCTTAAAATCTCCAAATGTTAATCCTTTATCATCAAATGGATGAGACATATGACCATACGCCCCACCTTCAGTTAATAATCCTTCATTAACTAATCTAAATTTAAGTAACGGTCTACCATTAATTAATATGTCACCTTTTTCATTTTTAGATATTGACTTAACTACAATCTTCTTATTTTTGAATTTGCCACCTAGTACTGTATCACCTACTTTAATAGGTACTGTTATATTTTCTTCAACCTTAATTGGCTCATCAATTACTTCTCCAGAAGGTGTTATTCCTTTAGCTGATTTTTCAGCACCTAAAAAATCTAAAAACTCAAAACCTATTAACTTAGCCATCGCTTTAGCATCTGCAGACCACTTACTAAATGCTTTTCTTGATGGATTATCTTCAGTATTAGTTTTAGTGTCCACTCCTGGTACACCTGCTGGAAAATATGATGGTGATTTAGTATTAGCATATCTTCTACTCTTCTTAACTAAAAATTCACTATCACCAGATAGGTAGTTAAGAACTTCAAATCCAAAATATTCAGCTATATCTTTTGTAGATTTTTTATAATGATTCTGAGAGGTGTAAAATGTTTGAGGTCCGTCATCAACATCTGCACCACTATTTAACGTACTCGTTGATTCTTTAATTATATTTTCTACTTTACCCATACCTATAAATTTAAGAATATTTTCGCTAATAGATAGCTTATTAGTAATTAATTTATAGTTTTTCATACTACCGAATATATGTTTAAATAAACTAGCTCTCTCTGCATCTGCCATAGGAGCTCCTAATGACTGACGTATTGCTGTACCTGACATTTCTCCATAACCTGGTACCTTTAAACTAACATGAGGTGCTATAATTGTATAAGCTCCATCTCTATATCCAACTTCAGCTTTGCCTTTCCATGGTCTAAAAAATTTACCACCTAATCTCTGTGCATCCTTTTTACCGACCATAAATACAGCTGCAGTAGTTTTAGGGTCATATTTTTTAAGTAACTCTTCAGCTTTGTATGGATTTTTAACCTGTACTATATTTGTAATACCGTAAGATTTAATAATTTTTTTCTTTTCATTAAAGCTAAAAGGTGATTTAGGTAGATCAACTTTATTAGATGTAACTACATGTGCATCAGAAAACTTTGATTTTAACCATTTATATGTTTGTGCGTGATGTTTACCCATAGGTTGAAATCTACCAGGATATATAGCAACTATATTTTTAATTTCTGTCTGCTCTTTAAATATTTGTTCAACTAACCACTTACCTAACATTTTTTGCTCCTAATGATAAATATCATAAAATAATTATGAAACCTTAACTATTCCTCTATCGTTATAAAGAGTTCCTGACGATCCTCTTCTTGTAGGTAGTCTGCTACCGTCTAAGTCTGTTATAGTTGGTGTTGTTCCATCTTTACCATTAGCGCCATCAGCCCCGTCAGCGCCATCAGCACCAGCAGGTCCTCTTGCTCCAGTTGCACCTGTAGCTCCGGTAGGCCCTTGTGGTCCAGTTGCCCCTTGAGGACCTTGTGGCCCTTGAGCTCCATCACCAATCTCTGCTGTAATGTATCTTCTAAGCTCATCTATATCTTCGCTTAATTTTTGAATAGCGTATAAAGCCGGCGCTATAGTATTAAACATACCGTCGTCTGCGACATGTACTCCAGCATCATATTCAGCTTTTATTTCAAGTTCTTTTGCGCTTGTAATAGACCGCGCGTCTTTGCTTACACCTGTTCTTTTATTAAAAACATCTGGTATTTTTCTATCTCCTAATGCCATTATACTTCATACTCCCATACTATTGTCATTGTTAAATCTATTGTTGTTGATGTTGTATTTTTAACTATTGAAAACCCTAACATATCACCTTCTTCAAATACCCAATCTGCAGCATTAGTACCACCTACACCACAGGGAACTACAACGGATGTTACTACTGATCCGTCAAATGTTTCTGAAGCTTGAAAGCCACTAGTTTGATGAAAAGTAGAAGCATTATCATGGGCTCTTCTAGACATATATATTGTACAGCTACTACCCATAGCTGCAGACCCTCTAAATATTATTTTAACTATTTTACCATCATAAGCAGGTAAAATTCTAGTGTAGTATAAACCAGAACTACTACCATCTGCAAGTGAGTTGATAGGAATATAATAATCAACTGTAGAGCTACCACCATCTAAAGACATATTGTGATGTGTAGTACATATTTGCTTAACTTTACCAGCATCCATATCATCAGGTATTCTAGCGGCATCCAATGTTCCACTATTAATATCACTTGCGTCATGATTATGGTTAGATGCTGCTGCTCCTAAAGCTGTTAAAGCTGCACCTGCAGTAGTTGCACCTGTACCACCATTTG